ACTAAATTAACCTATAATAATAATAAGGCTACCCAGCAATAGTTGCTGGCCCCACATAAAGGAAATATAATATGGCTGAACTAGCACAAGTACAAACACCAAAGAGCGCAGGCTTCGTACAACCTAAGGGTGGTTCAAGCGCAAATAAGCGGCGTATAGAACGAGAAGAAGCAGAACTGAAAGAGCTTATTGAAGGACGGTCCGATGGGAATAAGAAACCCGATAGTGAGGCAGCTACGCCAGCCAAAGTTCAAGATGACGGTAATACCAAACAAGAAGAAGCCAACTCTAAAGCTGAAGCACAAGAAGATGAAACCTTAAGTAGTGAAGAGAAGACATACAAGAAACGCTACAGTGATTTAAGGAACCACTTAAATAAGCAGGCTGAAGAGCTTAAGGCTATGAAGGCACAACTGAATAATTCAGGTGCAATGCGTCCACCTACCAGTGATGAGAGCATTGAGGCGTGGGCTAATAAACATCCTGAGATTGCAGGCATAGTTGAGACTATAGCTGAGAAGAAAGCTCAAGAGAAGTTTAGCAATGCAGATGAGCGCCTAAAGAAGATTGATGAGATGAACGCTACTGCTGAGCGTACTAAGTCAGAGAATGAGATACGAGCTATGCACTCAGACTTTGATGATCTACGTGGCAGTGATGCATTCCACGATTGGGCTGGCGAACAGCCTAAGTGGGTACAGGACGCCTTGTACGAGAACCAAGATGACCCTAGATCGGTTATTCGTGTTATAGATCTCTACAAGGTAGACAACGGCATGGACATTAAGGGTAAGAAGAAAGACACTAAGAGTGCCGCTTCTGCTGTAATGACCAAGCGTACAACTAAACCAGACAACGATAACCCTGCAGGACACTTACGTGAGTCTCAGGTAAACCGCATGTCTGCACAGGAATACGAAGCAAACGCAGATGAAATCATGGAAGCTATACGTGGCGGTAAGTTTATTTATGATATTTCTGGGGGAGCACGTTAAAAAGGTATTGACAATACGTAGATAAGTGTTATAACTATGTATGTTAACTAAGTAGTGTAAAGCCCTATTCCATAGCTACCTTTACACTATTACTATAAGCAAGCCAAAACTACTAAGATAAGACCTACCTGATCAAGTACAGGCCCGATAGTTCTACAGTTGGCAGACTGAGAATATATTGCACCCTAGAAAGAACAGCCTCTTACACAGTGTTTAAGCTTAATTTCTATAAGCCAAACATCTATGGAGGATTATAATATGGCTTTTTCAACAGCGGCGGGATATGGAAATCTACCTAACGGTAATTTCAGCCCCGTAATTTATTCCAAGCAAGTACAGCTTGCATTTCGTAAGTCTACCGTATGTGGTGATATTACCAACTCAGATTATTTTGGTGAGATCGCTGCACAAGGGGACACAGTAAACATTATTAAAGAGCCAGAAATTTCTGTGAAAGAATACACTAGGGGTACGCAAGTCACAGCCCAGGATCTTGATGATGAAGATTTCTCATTAGTCATTGATAAGGCTAACTATTTTGCCTTTAAGATGGACGATATTGAGGAAGCACATTCGCATGTAAATTTCATGGAACTTGCAACCAATCGTGCAGCATATCGTCTTGCCGACCAGTATGACCAAGAAGTCTTAGGCTACTTGTCTGGTTTCAAGCAAGCATCTCTACACGCTGTAGCAAGCGCAGTCAACACCACAACAAATGGTGACGTTGCTGTAGCTACTGCAGGTACTGACGAATTGTTAAGCTCTATGAAGCTCAACAAGGGTAGTTTTGGTAACATCACAACGACATCTGCAGGGGATCACTCTATTCCATTAACTGCACGTATGCCAGGTGCTACTTCTCTACCAACAGCTACAGCTTCACCTGCAATGATTGTTGCACGTATGGCTCGACTCTTGGATCAACAGCAAGTTGATACACAAGGACGCTGGTTAGTAGTAGATCCAGTATTCATGGAGATTCTTCGTGATGAAGATTCACGCTTTATGAATGGCGATTTTGGTGAATCAGGTGGGTTGCGTAATGGCTTGTTCATTAACAACTTCCACGGTTTCCGTGTATACACTTCAAGCAATTTGCCTGCAGTGGGTACTGGTGCTGGTACATCAGGTACAACAAACCAAAACGCTAACTTTGGCGTTATTGTAGCTGGACATGATTCTGCTGTAGCAACTGCTGAGCAGATCAACAAAACGGAAACATATCGTGACCCTGACAGCTTTGCTGACATTGTTAGAGGTATGCATCTATACGGTAGGAAGATACTTCGTCCAGAAGCTATCGTCACTGCCAAATATAACGCAGCGTAGGGGAGGAAAAACTTATGGCTACTTTAACCACATTTTTAGCACCTACTCGTGGAACAGGCAATCCTTCACGGAAGCCTTATATGATCGAAAATACTGTCGATCTTACTGCTAGTGCAGTTGACGCCTCATCTGGTGACATCGTTCAAGCACTAACAGTACCTGCTTCACATGTTATTCTATGGGCTGGTTTTCAAGTTATGGAAAGCGCCACTATGAATACGGGTACTAACGCAACAGCAACCCTTGGTAATGCTGCAGATGACAACGAGTATGTTACAGCCTTTGATATTGATGGAGCGTCAGATCTTGTCTATGCACCATCAGTAGCACCTGCTGCCGTTCTTGTCAACCCTGCAGATGAAACACTAGATCTTACTATGGCAGGTTCTGGGGCAACCTTCACTGCAGGTAAACTACGTGTATTTGCTATGTTGATGGACGTAAGCGAAGTTGGGGATCACACTGCTCAAGAAGTAGATCGTGACCTACTTGCTTAACTAAGACAACTTGAGGGGCTGGGAAACTGGCCCCTTTAGCTTACCTTAAGGATATATAATGGCATATGATTATCTAGGCTTAGTTAATGACGTAAACAGGCGGCTTAATGAAGTTGAACTTACTGCTTCAAACTTTAGCTCTGCTATTGGCGAGTATGCTATGGTTAGAGATTCTATTAACGTAGCTATACGATATATCAACCAACATGAATTTGCATATCCTTTTAATCACGACACCAGTACGTCTGTACTAGTTCCAGGAGTAGTGCGTTACGCAATACCTACTGATGCTAAATACGTTGACTACAATACAGCTAGACTAAAAAAAGATACTACAATCAGTTTTTCAGGACAAAGCTTAGATACTCTTCCTTATAATGAATACATAGATAAACAATATATAAACCAAGAAGATGAAGTTGTCTCTACAACTCTAAATGGTTCACATTCAGCTTCAGTAACAACTCTTACATTAACCTCTACAACAGGCTTTACTGCTAGTGGTACTATTCACATAGGTGGAGAGCAAGTTTCATACACAGCTATATCAGGCAATGACCTTACAGGCTGTACTAGAGGTGCTAATTCAACTACTGCTGCTATCCATGCAAGTGGCACTACAGTTACACAGTTTTCAGAGGGTGGAGCACCAAGATTTATTGTACGTACACTAGACAATAACTTCTTACTGTACCCCTTCCCCGACAAACAGTATCAGTTATCTTTTGATTACTTTACATTGCCTACAGATTTATCTGCTGCTACAGACGTACCTAGTTTACCTGTACAGTTTAGGTATATCATAGTTGAAGGTGCAATGTACACAGCTTACATGTTCAGAGGAGAGACACAAGAAGCTAACTTTATGAAGAGTAACTTTGAAGAAGGCATTAAACAGATGCGTAGTCTATACATTAATAAGTATAACTATATACGGTCTACTGTTACTTCGGGTAGTTCTAACGGCGCATTTGCCTCTCAAAGCAGAGTTCTCTAATACATGGCAACAAATAGAGAAACATTTCCTGTAGAGTTTAAGGGTGGCTTAATCACAAACTTAAGTCCTCTGCAGCAAGGCATTAACATGCCAGGTTCTGCTGCTACTCTAAAGAACTTTGAGCCATCTATTACGGGTGGCTACAAACGTATATTAGGGTTCTCTAAGTTTGATCCGTTTGTTATACCTCCTTATGGCTCTCCTGTTGTATTTGGAGCAAGTCAGACAGGCACAACTTTTATTATAGCAGGCACTCACACCACTCCTGCATCAGGAGACACACTTACTGTTGCAGGTATTTCAGGCACGTACACTGTAGGCAGCGTAGCATTTGATGGCATTAATAATAGAACAACTCTAACGCTTACTACCTCTTTAGCAGCAAGTCCTGCTAATGGTGCTGCAGTGACGTTTGTTTCTTACACTACTGTGTTTAGGACTTTAGGAGTAGAAGTCTTTAATGACTCTGTACTGGTAGCTTTAAACAATGACTTGTTTCAGACAACAGGTGCAGGCTATACTAAAATAAATGTACCTTCCTATGGAACTGTACTTGTAAACGGGGCAAGTCAGACAGGTGCTACATTAGCAGTTGACGCCTTGACCTCTGTGCCACAGGTAGGAGATATATTTACTATAGCAGGTGTAGATAAAGTATATACTGTTACTTCCACGGCTACAGTATCTTCTGGCGGTTCTACGTTAGCAATTAATCCTAATCTAGCTTCAAGCCCTGCAGACAATGCAGCAATTACTTTTATTAGCTTAAGTAGAGAGGGTGCTTTAAGAACACGCTTTAGTGAGTATAATTTTACTGGTACTAAAAAGGTGTCTATCGTTGACGGTGTAAACTCACCTGCTATATATGATGGTTCAACTTTTACAGACTTAGTTGCTGCTCCTGCTGATGTTGTTGGCGCAACACAGGTTATAGACTTTAAAAATCATATCTTCTATGGTAAGTTAGATGTATTATCCTTTACGGCCCCTTTTTTAGATACTAACTTTGAGGCAAGTGACGGGGCAGGTAGTATACGTGTAGGTGATACAATCACTGGCCTTGCTATCTTTAGAGAACAACTTATAATCTTTACAGAGAAAACAATATTTAAGTTAACAGGTGTTAGTGCAAGCACCTTTGTACTTACAGCTATTACCCTTGACATTGGTTGTATAGATGGTGATACTATACAAGAGATTGGTGGGGACGTTATGTTCTTAACTGGAGATGGTCTAAGGCTACTGTCTGCTACAGATAGGATTGGTGACTTTGGATTAGGTGTAGTATCTAAAACTATACAGAATGTTATGACTGACTTTATAGCTTCTGCTAGTCTCTTTTCGAGTGTTGTTATAAGAGCTAAGTCTCAGTACAGAGTGTTTGCCTTTAACCCTAATGCTATTGGTGCATCAGCCAAAGGAATTATTGGTACACAGTTTTCCCCTCAAGGTGGAGATGACTTTGCTTGGTCTGAGATAAGAGGCATAGAGGTGTTTGCTGCGTCAAGTAAACTGGTAGATTCTAATGAAGTAATTGTATTCTCTAGTAATACAGGTCACATATTTAAGATGGAAGACGGTAATAGCTTTGATAATACTGATATTACAGCAGAGTACCTTTCTCCATTCTTACCCTTAAATGATCCTAGAACTAGAAAAACAATATATAAAGTATATCTTTACACAGACCCTGTAGGTTCAGTTAATTTTGACTTTAACTTAAAGTTTGACTATGATGAACTAAACTCTGTTCAACCAGAATCAATATCTTTTACTAATGCTACCTCTGCTATTTCTTTCTACGGAGATAATAACTTTGCAACCTACGCCACTACAGCCTCAGGGTCTAGTGGTGCAACATCAGTAACAGTAGCATCAAATACAAATATGGTTGTAGGTGACGGTATCGTTGGTACAGGTATACCCTCAGGTACAACTATTACAGATATAAGTGGCACAACGATTACAATAAGTGCTGCTTTAACTGAAACAATTAGCAGTGTAAGGGTTACTTCTAGTGGCTCTGTCTTTGGCGGTAAAGTACAGAATATATTTAGCACTCAAACAGTAGGTACAGGTTTTACAACAGCAATATCTTTTAAGAGCACAAGTCAAGATCCCCCTTTCTCTTTAGACACTGCTATGTTAGAATACGCCACAAAATCAAGAAGGTAATATCATGGGTACAGGTTACACAAGAAACGATACTACAAACAACATTGCTGACGGTAATGTTATTAATGCTGCAGACCTTGATGGAGAGTTTGACGCAATCGTAACGGCGCTATCCACAAGTGGACACACGCATGATGGTACTGCTGCAGAAGGTGGGCCTGTTACGAAAATTGGTCCTGCACAAGATATTGTTATTAGTGCTTCTATTGTATCTCCTAAAACAGACAACGCCTTAGACTTAGGTACATCTAC